TCAGTGTAAACCAAAATCCTATGTATAGGAGAATATTTGAGAAAAAAAATAAAGTTTTTAAAAGTCACTTTTTGCGGTTACACGGTTACGGAAACGCTGTATCCCTTTGTGGGTAAGGGTTTGAGGCCGTTCCTCTTCTCGACTTTAGTGGGTGAGCTGTTCCTCTTGTTTGGTTACATCGTTGTTATTATTAAAGAATTAAGGGTTGACTCTATATGACGTATAGTGCATAATGTCTTTATTGAGAAAGGAAACAAGAGATGATAAAATTTCAAGAAGGCGATCAAGTTTATGTTAAGATTAATTGGGCAGGTGATAATGATTGTTGGGTAGCAACAACAGTTATTAAAGAAACGCTCAAACGTGTTAAAGTAAAGGCTCTTGAAATTGGTCGTGAAGATGTTGGTGATGTTTATTTTGCTAAATCAAATGTGCAACTCAGAAAGGAAACAAAATGACAAATCAAGAATATAAGCAAATGTACATTGAAAGCTGCGTTGAATCAGGAGCAAAATGTACATCATCTGGGCTTAGACAGTTTATAGTCTGGAGAAAGCATGTTGAAAGTTTCTTTGACGAAATGAAATCAAAAACTTAATAATTTAAACGGGGCTGCGGCCCCACCATTTAGAAAGGAAACAAAATGATGATGAATAAAACATACAACACAGCGATAAAGTTTTTGCGTGTTGAGGTTGAGGTGCGTAACACTCCATATGAGAAGGCTTTGGAGAAAACTATTGACAAGTTTGAGCTGGGACTAAACCAGATTGCTTGCCTCACCGAAACTGCAAATGGTGTTTATGGGCAGGAAAACAAATGAGCATTAAAAAGTTGGCAGCTGAAATTGCTAAAGCTCTGGCCAAAGAAATACTGTTGAAGGAGAGGTCTCTCAATGATGCAGCTCTGCACTTGAATGAGCTGACAAAGATCCCAGTGTCATCGACATGGGACTTGGTATACAGAGAGGTTGATAAACTTAGAAAGGAATAAACAATGCACAAAGCTTTTATAAAGTTCTTTGTAGATTTTTATGATAAGGCTAAACTTTTAAGTCAAGAGGTAGATCCTCACATTAGTGTGGATAGGATTAAAATAGACTTGGAGGTTTAAATGGTTGTTGGAAAAGGTTGTTGGATCAGTAAACAATTGTTGGCTACTGGTGTCATTGGTTTTGTGTCATTGGTTTTAGTTTTGCTAATGATAGAATTTATGGTTGGGTGTGGGGAGAAGACATACCACAAAGATCGAACTTGGGAAACTAATGCTTGTGTTTTCCTTCCACATAAAGTAAAGGCAGGAACTTGGTAACCCTCCCCAAAACTTAGCCCTCGAAAGAGGGTTTCTTTTTGCTTAATTAAAAGTAATAATGCTAACAGTTATTTCCAGCTAACCACTGCAATGAGGTTGAGGCATTATGAAAACAACAGATGAGAAACCAAAAAAGGGCCGTCCACGCAAACATCCAGTCAAAGAAGACCACGGTGTCGTTGTCAAGAGACCAGTTAAGAACGGCCCTAAATTCGATCCTGATTCTTTGTTAAGAACAAAAGAAGAGCCAAAGGGCTGGGATGGTAGGTTCAAAAGTGTTGAGCCAGCTGTCCACCAAAAGCCAGCGAGGACTAGCAGATATAAGTGGAACCACCCAGCAACTATCAACTGGATCATGGGACAGGCTGACCCTGTAGGCTTCCTTGCTGCAGTTATGCAAGGCAAAGAGATCTTCCCAGTATATGCAAAAGACCCTGATGGCTTGGCAACAAAGGCTGGCAACATTTCTGCTGACCCAGAGCTTCGGGTCATGGCTGCAAAAACTTTGTTAGCTAAATGCATCCCAGATTTAAAGGCTGTTGAAATCACAGCACAGATAGAAACAAGAAAGGTTCTGGACATAACCAGATTAAATGATGATGACCTCACCACAATTGAACGAGTACTTGAACACGCTGTCATTGAGTCAAGTGAAAGCGGAGAAGATGCGCCGCAGCCTCCAGGAATTTACCAAGAGCTGCTGGCCGACAATTGAACCTGCATCTAAATTTGTTGACAACTGGCACATAGATGCAATCAGTGATCACCTGCAGGCTGTTGTAGAAGGTGACATCAAACGACTGATCATTAACATTCCACCACGACACATGAAATCAATCTCTGTTGCTGTTGCCCTTCCTGCTTGGACTTGGACTGTGCAACCTGCCAAGAAATTCCTGTTTGCGTCTTATGCCTCGTCTCTTTCGATTCGTGATTCGGTTAAGTGTCGGAGGCTTGTCGAAAGCCCTTGGTACAAAGAACACTTCGGTGAGATGTTTAAGTTGACTGGTGACCAGAACCAGAAGCAACGGTTTGAAAACGACAAGACTGGCCAGAGAATAGCAACGTCTGTAGATGGTGCGCTGACTGGTGAAGGTGGAGACATCATTGTCATTGATGATCCGCACAATGTCCGTGAAGCTGATTCGTCAACTGTCAGACAGGGAGTTCTTGAGTGGTGGGATCAGGCAATGCAGTCTCGCCTCAACGATCCAAAGACAGGTGCATTCATTATTATTATGCAGCGTGTTCACGAGAATGATTTGACTGGGCACATATTAGCAAACGAACACGAGGACTGGGATCACCTGTGCCTTCCTGCTCGTTATGAGATTGGCCATCCGACACCAGTAAGGTCTAGCCTTTATTTTACAGACCCAAGAACAGAAGAAGATGAACTTCTTTGGCCAGAGAGAGTAGATGATAATACGTTGTCAAGCTTAGAGAAGTCGCTTGGCAGTTATGCATCCGCTGGACAATTGCAGCAGAGACCCATGCCAAAGGGCGGTGGAATTCTAAGAGCTGAGTGGTGGGTTCCTTGGGAGAAGGAAACTCTGCCAGACATCGAATATATCATTCAGTCATGGGACACAGCATTCAGCACAAAAGAAAAAAGTTCTTATTCGGCGCGAACCACATGGGGAGTGTTTAAAAAAGACGGACAAATAAATGCTATAGTATTAGATATGTGGTATGATCGTGTCACCTATCCAGAGCTTCGTCGTATAGCTCAAGAGTCATATTATGAGTACGAACCTGATGCGGTATTGATTGAAAAGAAGGCTTCTGGCCAGAGTCTGCTTCAGGATTTGCGTATGGCTGGCATCCCTGTCCTTGAGTATTCGCCTGACAGAGACAAGGAGGCTCGTGCCCATGCATCATCAGCTTTACTCGAAGACGGAAGAATTTACTTTCCTGCAAATAAAAAATGGGCTAATAATCTAATAGACATTTGTGCAGCCTTTCCTGCAGGGGATAATGACGATATAGTTGATACCTGTACTCAAGCTTGGTTAAGGTTACGCAAAGGCTGGTTTGTAACTCATTCTTCAGATTATGAGGATGATGAACAAGAACCGAAAAGAAGGATAAGTATGTATGGCTAGATCTCCAGTTCCTGTTGTTGATGTTCCATTTGCTGAAGGCGCTCCCATCGACAGCCTTGAGGTTGAGCAGTTTGGTGATGATGAAGTTTTAATTGGAGATCCAAATTCTGATGTAGTTGATGAGCCAGACAATGAGTTTGATTCAAACTTAGCTGAAGTCATTGATGAGAAAGAGTTGAATGCTATTGCCTCTCAATTAATCGGTAACTTCAACACAGACAAGAGTGCAAGATCTGAGTGGGAAGAGCGTTACAAGAGTGGCCTAAAAACTTTAGACCCAGACGGTGGCATGAATGAAGCTGAAGATGCTCGTGCCTCTCGTGGCCTGAGTGTTGTTGTCCATCCGTTGATTGCAGAAGCTGCAACTCAATTCAATGCTCGTGCAATCGCTGAACTTTATCCAGCTGGCGGCCCAGTCAAGACAACCATCATTGGCGAATCAGACGAAGAGACAGAAGACCAAGCCCGTCGTGTCCGTGACTACATGAATTACCAGATCACTCAGGAGATGCCCGAATACTTTCCTGACTTAGATCAGATGCTCTTTCACTTACCATTAGTTGGCCAGACATTTAAGAAGGTTTGGTGGGATGCAAATCTAGATAGACAGTGTTCGCAATTCGTTAAGGCTGAAGACTTTATTGTCGCGCCCGAAAGCAAAGACCTCTACACCTCTCCACGATACACTCAAGTTATACGGATACCAAAGAACGATTATAATAGGTATGTACAATCTGGTTGGTATATACCTGTCGATTATTCTGGTGGCGGCAGTGACTTGTCAGATGATGTCTCAGCTGAGATCGAAGGTGTTGATGCCTATGGAGATGATGCTGAAGATGAAGTAATGAACTTGCTGGAGATGCATGTTTACGAAAGTTTTGAGGGCATTGATGGCGCTAGTAATTTAGATGATGAAGATGAAAACGAGAATACAGTTGCTCTTCCTTATGTCATCACGATTGATTACGATGCTGAGAAAGTAATTAGTGTTCGTCGTAACTGGTCAGAGGACGATGAAAAGAAACTAAGACGCGACTGGTTTGTCAGTTACAAATTCCTCCCTGGTCTTGGGTTCTATGGCTTTGGCCTCTATCACATTATTGGTGGCCTTGGCAAAGCATCGACAGGTGCTCTTCGTGCACTGCTTGATTCTGCTGCGTTTGCAAATATGCAGGGTGGCTTCAAGCTGAAGGGTCGTGTCTCTGGTGGTGAGATTGATGTCAGCCCAGGGGAATTTATTGACCTAGATGCAACAGTCGATGACGTTAAGAAAGCTGTCATGCCTCTGCCATTCAAAGAGCCATCTGCAGTTCTGTTCCAGATGCTTGGATACATGGCAGAGATTGGCCAGAGGTTTGCATCGACTGCAGACTTAAATGTTGGTGACGTTAATCCCAACGCACCAGTTGGTTCGACAGTTGCCCTGATTGAACAGGGAAGCAAATCATTCTCAGCAATTCACAAGCGTCTGCATTATGCTCAGGGCCAAGAGTTCAAGCTTCTCGCTAAGTTAAATGCAGAGAACCTCCCTGAGTCATTTGACTTTTCAGTTACAGGCGCAAGCCAAACTATTAATGCTGCTGACTTTAATGAGCGCATTGATGTTGTCCCAGTCAGTGATCCAAACATTTTCTCTACAGCTCAACGTATTGCTCAGGCCCAAGCCATTCTTCAGATGGCGCAGTCGGCTCCTGAACTTCACGACAAGTATGAAGCCTACAAAAGAATGTATGAGGCAATCCGTGTCCCCAACATTGATGAGATCCTTGAAAAGCCTGAAGAGGCTGTGAGGCTTGACCCCATTGATGAGAACATGGGCGTTATGTATGGCAGAGGGATCAAAGCTTTCTCAGACCAAGACCACGAATCTCACATTGCGGTTCACACTCAGTTTCTTGCTGATCCGTCACTTGGCGGTTCGCCAATGGTGCAAGCTGTGCAGCCAGCATTAATTGCTCACATTGCTGAACACGTTGCCCTGCTATATCGCAGTCGTATGCAAGCAAGCATTGGAGTTGGGTTGCCAGAGCTTCCTGACTTGAGAAATCCTAAATTTAAGTTTGAAGAGATCGATCCACAGCTAGACTTAACGATCAGCCAGCGAGCTGCACAAGTTGTCCAGCAAGCACCAATCATGCAAGAAATTCGTGGCCTGATTCCAGAGGGCCAAGGCGATAACAATCCACTACAATATGCACAGCAGTTAGCTAAGATGGAATCTGAAGCTTTACAGGCTCGAACTCAGGCAGACATCCAAGCAACTCAGGCCAAGGCAAAGACAAGTATTGAGATTGATAAAGCCAAGGCAAAGAATGATATGCAGATAGCTGCAGCAAAAGTTCAGGCAGACTTACAGGCAAAGAACCAGAAGCTTCAGGCTGACCTTGAACTAGAACGACAAAAACAAATAATGGAGATCCAGAAAGATGGCTGAGTTTACACCAGAAGAACTAGCGACAATAAATGAAATAATGCGCCAACAGTCTGGAGCAGCGACAACTCCTGAAGAAATGCAAATGCAAATGATGCAACAGTCTGGAGCAGCAATGACTCCTGAAGAGATGCAGATGATGCAGATGCAACCAGTCCAACCTCAAAA